CAGAGACCACATTTGTTAACAACCTGTCTACTCTAATAAAACAAGCTGAGAATAGAATTAATGGTTCAGTACAATTACCTGATTACAGAAAAAATCAAACCGCTTCTGTTACAGCTGATAACCCATACTTAATATTACCTGATGATTTTTTATATCCTTACTCTCTAGCTGTTCTTGATTCAAGTAGTAACTACAGTTTTCTTTTAAATAAAGATGTAAACTTTATCAGAGAAGCTTATCCGGCTAGTGCATCTAATACAGGATTACCTGAGTTTTATGCACAGTTTGATGATACACATTTAATATTAGCACCTACTCCTGACTCAACGTATACAGTAGAACTACATTATTTTTATTTACCACAATCAATTACTGCATCATCAGATGGAACAAGTTGGCTTGGTACTAATGCACCTGATGCTCTTTTGTTTGGTTCTTTAGTTGAAGCATATATATTTATGAAAGGTGAAGCTGATGTTTTACAAACATATGAAACTAGATTTAAAGATGCATTAGAAAAACTTATTATAGAAAATGATGGTAGAAATAGAAAAGATGCTTATAGAAGTGGGCAATACAGAATAGAAGGGCAATAATGTTAAAAGAAAAAATATTAGAACTAGAAGGTAAACACATAGCTATAGTTGCTATGGGGATGAGTCAAATAGATTTTCATTTTTCTTTATTACATAGCAAGAAGTTTGACGAAGTTTGGGTTATTAATGCGATGATAGGTGTAGTTAATAAAGCAGACAGAGCATTTATACTTGATCCTATGTCAAGATTTTTAGATTCTGATGAAGCAGCATCTATGACACAAATGATGAGAGAAGAATTACCTAAAGTAGATTATCCTATTTACTCTTGCGAACTAGATTCAAGAGTTCCTGCTGTTGAAGAATACCCAATAGAAGCTGTAATTAAAGATACAGGATGTGCTTACTTAAATAATACTGTTGCTTATGCTATAGCATTTGCATATTGGAATAATGTAGGAACAATCAGTATGTTTGGTACAGATTTTACTTACAATACTAATGCACACTTTGCTGAAATGGGTAGAGCATGTTGTGAATATTGGTTAGGCAAATGCATGGAGAGGGACATTGATGTAGCTGTAGCTGTAAGATGTAATCTTTTAGATGCTAATGTAGATATGAAAGAAAAACTTTATGGTTACCATCGTTTAAACGATCCAGTAATTTCTTATGCAGAAAACGGAGAATTAAAAGTTTGTAAGTATTCTGAGATAGTACAAGAAAAAATGGTACCGCATGGAATAATAGGTAGAGAAAATCCTAAAGAATGGATTGTAGATGAAAGATCAAATGGAAGTACACCACCGGAGCCTATTGTTTACTAATGCAAACAGATAAATTTGAAATATCAGTAGGCAATCTTGGTGTAAAAACTACAGATTATAGAGGACATACAGTTGATGAGGTTGCAGATATGGCAACTGATAGACTGATTTCAATAAGCGATACAGCAGATGAGAGTATAAAAGCGCAAGCACATATATTTAAAGATGCTGCTCGTCAGGTAATTGGATACTATATGCGTGAAGCTATTAAGAATCACATATGCACAGTATGCAATCAATTAGAACAGCAAGGACATAAAGACCTTGCTAATATTATAAGGAGGCTATAATGGCTATAACACAAGCAATGTGTACTTCATTCAAGAAAGAACTATTGGAAGGTGTGCATAATTTTAAAAACTCAGGTGGAAACACATTTAGATTAGCACTGTATACAAGTAGTGCTACTATGAGTGCAGCTACTACTGCGTATACAACTTCACAAGAAGCTACTGGTACTAACTATACAGCCAAAGGAAACGCACTTACACGTGTCGATCCTGCAACTTCAGGCACAACTGCATTTACAGACTTTGCTGATCTTACATTTGGCACTGCTACTATAACTGCTAGAGGATGTATGATCTTCAATGACACTGCTTCGGGTGATCCAGCAGTAGCTGTATTTGATTTTGGTGGAGATAAAACATCTACAGCAGGTTCATTTACTATTACGTTTCCAACTGCTGACGCATCAAACGCTGTTATAAGAATAGCATAAGGATTTAAATGGCAACTGGTTGGGGTAGAGCAGGTTGGGGTACAGATTCTTGGGGTGTTACCTCAGTAGAGGTAGCTGTAACAGGATTAGCTGGCACATCTGCATTAGGCAATGAAACTGTTACTTGTGATGCTAATGTAACTGAAACAGGTGTAGTCGGAACATCTGCATTAAACTCAGTTGTAGCTGCTGGTTTTGCTATACAAGGTGTATCAGGTAATGCATCAACTGTAGGTCTTGGGGATGAGACAGTAACTTGTGATGCAAATGTATTTCCTACAGGAGTAGCAGGTACAAGTGCTTTAGGAAGTATAGGACTTGTCACAGTCAATATACTTTCAATAACTGGTCTTGCCGGAACAACTGCACTAGGTACAGAAACAGTACAAGCAGATGCTAATGTAGCTGTAGACAATGTATTAGCTACAGGAGCAGTAGGAACAGTCACTGTTTGGAGTGATGTAGTTCCGGGAGTTAATAACACATGGTCTGCTGTAGATTCGTCACAAACTACAACATGGAGTGACGTAGCAGCCTAAATGGTTTAATATTTATACAGAGGAAAAATTATGGCAACTTATGTAAATGATTTAAGATTAAAAGAAATTGCAACCGGTGATGAGTCGGGTACATGGGGAACATCAACGAATACAAATTTGGAACTGATTGGCGAAGCTTTAGGCTTTGGAACAGAAGGCATAACAACCAACGCAGATACGCATACTTCTACAGTAGCAGATGGAGCTACAGACCCTGTAAGGGCTATGTATGTTAAATATACAGGTACATTAGACTCAACTTGTACGATTACTATTGCACCTAATACTTTAAATAGAGTACATATTATTGAGAATGGAACAAGTGGTTCACAGTCTATTATTATAAAGCAAGGTAGTGGAGCAACTGTAACTATACCAACGGGTGCAACTAAGATGGTTTACTTAGATGGTGCAGGTAGTGGAGCAAAGGTAACTGATGCTTTTGCTTCTTTAAATTTGCAAACAAGTGGCATTATAGAAACATCATCAGCAATACAAACCCCATTAATAGAATTTACAGATGGTGATGACGCTATAACTATAGCTGATGGAGGTGGTACAACTTTTGCACAAACAGCTACTTTTAGTGGTGACATAGATTTAGCTGGTTCTATAGACGTAGATGGAACTACAGAAACAGACGCACTAACTATTAATGGTTCAGCACTAAACTATAAAACTTTTGGTACTAGTTCATTTATGCTTGGAGATACTACTACAGGTACTATAGATGCAGCAGATAATAATGTAGGTGTAGGTGTAGATGTTTTTGCAGCTTTGACTACAGGTGATGATAATGTTGCTATTGGTAAAAGTGCCTTAACAGCCAACACTACAGGGTATGACAATGTAGCAGTTGGTTCAAGTTCCTTATTAGCAAACACTACAGGAAGAAGAAATACTGCTGTAGGTAGATTATCTATGATTGCTAATACCACAGGAAACTTTAATAGTGCATTTGGATATAACGCAGGAACTGCTATTACAGAAGGTACTTCAAATACTGCTGTAGGTGATTCGGCTTTAAAAGCAAATACAACTGCTTCTAACAATACTGCTGTTGGTCAAGCTGCACTTGTAGCCAACACTACAGGACACTCAAATGTCGGTATAGGTTCTGCATCTTTAGATGCTAATACAACTGGAATTAGAAATACTGCTGTTGGTTTTGAATCGTTAAGTGCAAATACTGAAGGTACACAAAACACAGCAGTCGGTAAAGGTGCTTTACTTGTAAATACCACAGGTATTGAAAATACAGGAGTTGGTTCAAGTGCTTTAGATGCTAACACCACAGGTAATTCTAACACAGCAGTAGGACAAGGTTCTTTAGATAATAATACAACTGCTTCAAATAATACTGCGGTTGGACACGATTCTTTAAAGGCAAACACTACAGGTACAGGAAATGTCGCAGTTGGTTCAGGTTCCTTAGATGCCAATACCACAGGAGATTACACAGTTTCAGTTGGAAGAAATGCTCTTACTGCACAAACTACTGGTGGAAACAATACTGCTGTTGGTGATAGTGCACTTGCAGCAAACACCACAGCTTCTAATAACACCGCAGTTGGCTATGGTTCATTAATAGCAAATACTACAGGTGAATATAACGTAGCAGTAGGTGCTACTGCAGGAGATGCACTTACTACAGGAAGTCTCAACACAGCAGTTGGTTACAACACATTAGGCGTAGCTACAACAGCAGCAAACAATACTGCTTTAGGTGGTCAAGCATTAGCAGTTAATACATCAGGAGCAAACAACACAGCAGTTGGTATGAATGCTATGGTAGCAAACACTACAGGTGCAGAAAACACAGCAGTAGGTGCAACAGCAGCAGACGCAGTAACAACAGCCTCATCTGTAACTGCTATAGGATATGGAGCATTAGGAGCATGTACTACTGGTGCAAATAATATAGCAATAGGTGTTGGTGCTGCTTCTTCAGTTACTACTTCTACTTATCAATTAGCTATTGGCGATACTGCTTTAGACGCAGTAACAGGTGGTTCGTATCAAATTGCTATTGGTAATGTTGCCCTAACTAAACAAAATACTACTACTGGTAATGTGTTTAATACGGCAGTTGGTCATTTTAGTATGTCAGAATCTACAACAGCTAATGACAATACAGCAGTAGGTTACGCTTCTTTAGTAGACATGACAACCGCAACAGGAAATACAGCTTTTGGTAATTATGCAGGAGAGAATATCACTACTGGTTACTCAAATGCGTGCATTGGTCGTAGTTCTGGTGATGTAATAACTACGGGATATGCTAACACGTTAGTAGGTTATGGAACTAACGTAAGTGTTTATAGTGGAAATAATCAAATTGTTTTAGGTAATGGTCTATTAAGTCATGGTAATAACACATTTACATTTGGTAAAGGCACTGGTAACGATAGAGTTTATAATAACTTTGATACAAACGCTTCTTGGACAAGAGTATCTGATGAAAGATACAAAGAAAATATTGTACCTAATAATGATTGTGGTTTAGCTTTTATTAACGATTTAAACCCAGTAACTTTTACTTGGAAAGCAAAAGCAGACATAGACCCAAGCTTACCCGACTATGATGAAACTCAATTAAAACCACAATATAATAAAAAAATGTATGGTTTAATAGCACAAGAAGTTAAGGAAGCTATTGATGAACATAGCATTGAAGATTTCGGTGGTTGGGATGTAGAAGAAAATACAGGCATACAATCTGTTTCACAAGAAATGTTTATACATCCTCTTATTAAAGCAGTTCAAGAACTTTCAGCAGAAGTAGAAGAACTTAAGAAAAAATTAAACTAAAATATTTATGACTATACCAATCAAAACAGTAGCACAAACCCTTACATCAGCTATGGATTCAGTAAATGTAATTAATTACATAAAAACAGGTATTGGACATGATGGTGAATCTTATAGAGCAACAATAGGAATGTCGCAATCTGAAATAAACACTATGGTAGATAATAATGTAAAACATTTAGAAAGCGTACTTGCTTATGACGGCACTAAACGCTATCCAGATGTGGCTGGTTCTTCAGTAGATAAATCTGCTTATACAACAGCTATTACTACAGGTAAAAATTATATAACCGCAAATTCATAAGGAGAATAATATGGCTCAAACAGTAGCAGAATGCTTAACAGCAGCAACAGATAGCGTAACGCTTATCAACGACATTAATACGAATGGCAGCGATTCTGAGTACGTTTTAGATGGCTCTACGCAAGCCGAAATAAATGAATTGGTACAACGTAATGTTGACCACTTAGAAACTATCTTGCTTTATGAACCTGTTGACGCAGCAGATGATACACCTAACGTAGTCGGTTCATCTTCAAGTAAAAAAACTACTTGTAGTGGCGGAGTTACAACTGGTAAAGCTTATATAGCAGCTAATTCATAAGGATAAAAAATGACTGAAGAAAAAGCAGTAGAAACAACTGAAACTACAGACCAACCTGTAGACCCTCAATTACAACAAAGAATCGCTTATACAGAAACTTTGCAACAAGAAATTCAAAATCTTAGAGAGCAAATGGCTCAACTACAATATCAATTAGATATTAGAGTTACAGCTTTAGTGGGTTATCAAAGTACCTTAGAAGTAATTGAAGAACCTGTTTTAAATGGCATAGACAAAACTAAAGAAAAATAAAATGCCATTAGCTAGGTATACATTTAAACCCGGCATAAATAAAGAAGGAACTTCATATAGTAATGAAGGTAATTGGTTTGATGCTGACAAAATAAGATTTCGTGCAGGTCGTCCTGAAAAAATAGGAGGATGGGTTAAGAAGTCTATCAATAGTTTTTTAGGCTCGGCAAGAAAACTACATCAATGGATTGGTTTAGACACAGATAAATTTATAGGTTTAGGTACACATATAAAATTATATTTACTTAAAGGTAATGCTTTTTATGACATTACACCTGTAAGAGCAACAACAACTAACGGAATTACATTTGCAGCTACAGATGGCAGTTCAACTATTACAGCTACCGATTCTGATCATGGAGCAAACAAAGGTGATTTTGTTACTATTGCTGGTTCAGCAAGTCTAGGTGGTCTAATAACAGCAGCTGTATTAAATCAAGAATATGAAATTGCATCAGTTACAAATGTAAACGTATATACATTTATTGCTAAAGATACATCAGGAGATACAGTAACTGCCAATAGTAGTGATACAGGTAATGGTGGTGCAGGAGTTGATGGTGCTTATCAAATCAATATAGGTTCTGATTTTTACACAAGTGGATTCGGTTTTGGTTCAGGTAACTGGGGTCAAAGTTCTTGGGGTGGTGGTATTAATAGTTTTTCTACACAACTTAGATTATGGACATTAGATAATTTTGGAGAAGATTTAGTTGCTAATCCAAGAGGTGGAAGTATTTATTATTGGGACAAAACAAATGGAGAAACTACAAGAGCAGTAGATTTTTCTACACTTACTAATGCATCTGATACACCTACAATAGCAAATCAAATAATTGTTTCAGAAATAGATAGGCATATTATTTGTATGGGATGTAATCCTATTGGAACTACAACACAAGACCCTATGCAGGTTAGATGGTCAGATCAAGAAAATGCTGCACAATGGACACCGAAGACTAATAATACTGCTGGAGGTTTAAGGCTTTCATCAGGTTCTGAAATTGTAGGAGCAGTTAGAACAAGACAAGAAATAGTTATATTTACAGATACTTCTTTATATTCTATGCAGTTTATTGGTCCTCCTTTTATATTTGGTATTAATTTAATAACAGAAGGTACAAGTACAGTATCACCACAAGCATTTATAAATGCTAATAATGTGGTTTATTTTATGGATCAAGATAATTTCTATATGTATTCAGGTTCAGTTCAATCTTTACCCTGTACAGTAAGAGCATATGTATTCGAAGATTTTAATTATGGACAAACATTTAAAGTATTTGCTACACGAAATGCACAGTTTAACGAAGTATCATGGTTCTATTGTTCAAGTACATCAGAAGAAATAGATAGATATGTTACTTATAATTATCTTGAGCAAACATGGTCAATAGGTACATTACCAAGAACATCATGGATAGATGCTGGAGGTGCTTCAAGTAACCCTTTAGCAGCAGGTTTTAGTGGTACATCATCTAATTTTTTATATGAACATGAAGTAGGTTCTAATGATGATGGTTCAGCAATGACAGCCTTTGTAGAAAGTGCAGACTTTGATGCAGGTGATGGTAATCAATTCATGCACATTCAAAGATTAATACCTGATGTTGCTTTTATAGGTACAGATACAGAGCCTGAACTTACATACTCAATAAAGACTAGAGACTTTCCTTTAGGTAGTTTAAACACTGCAACAACTGCAACTATAACCAATACAACTGGTGTAGCTTATGTTAGAGCAAGAGCAAGACAGATGAGAGTTAGAATAGAAAGCACAGATGTAGATAATAGCTGGAGACTAGGAGATACAAGGTTTGACATTAAAGCGGATGGAAGAAGATGAGCGAAGCATTCAATGTAAACACTCCATTAGAAATACCACCTGAAGAATATAGTGCGGATTATATACGTAGATTAATAAATCAACTGCGTTTAAACTTCGTGCAAATAGATTCACCTGATAATATCAGAGAGGTATCACAAGCATTTGATTGGTATATTTCATAATGGCAAATAGATATACACAAGTAATAACAACACTAGCAACAACAAATGCTACTAGCGTTTACACAGTACCTGATAATAAAACAGCCATAGTAAAAACATTAAGTGCTTACAATGTAGATGGCAGTAGTGCAATGACACTTACTGTACAGGTAACAGACACGAGTGAAAGTGTAACAGCTACTTGGGATATAGAGTCCATAGCTGCAACAACTCGCAAAGGATTTTTAACTAACGGAGAGGTGTTAGTTTTAGATGAATTAGATATAATAAAGCTTACTGCCAGTACAGCAGATAAATTTCACATCGTAATAGGTGTGTTGGAAATAGATTAGGAGACCACTATGAGTAACTTTCCACTTAAAAATGCAGCAGATCAACTAGCCACACAGGGGAGATATGGCGATACTATGATGGTTCATATGAACCCCATAGAAGTCGATGCCTTGGCAAAACTATCACCGACTGGTCAGTTGACTATCAACCCACAAACAGGGCAACCAGAAGCATTTCTGCCCCTTCTAGGATCATTGCTTGCACCAACACTATTAGGTGGCACAGCACTAGCTGGAACACTTGGAACAGTAGGAGCATCTGCATTAGGTACAGGACTAGGTACTATTGCCGAAGGTGGTAGTTTAAAAGAAGGTATAACAGCTGGAATAATGGGTGGACTAACAGGTGGTTTACTTAAAGGAATTATGCCGGGCGCACCTACAGAGATACCCGGAACTGAAGCAATAGAAGCAACAGCAGGACAAGCAGCACAAGCAGCAGTACCAGCATCAACTGTTGCTATGCCACAGATAAATACTTTACAAGATTTAAATGCTGCAACTACAGGCACATTAGGAATGGGTAATGTAGCTGTACCTACCTCTGGTGGATTTTTAAATCAACTAGGTAGTAATTTAGGAATTACATCAGGAGCAAGTGATGCAGCAGTACTAAAAGGTCAAGGCATAAGTCAAGGACAAGCTTTAATGACACAAGGTGTGCCAGCAGCAGCATCAGGACTTGTTGGTGAAATGTATGTACCAATGGACTATGACATGCCAGCAGAAGAACCTGATCCATTTGGCGACTATGAAGGACCATACATGCCTACAGAACAAAGAACTATGATTCCGGGAAGTGGAGGCGATCCATTTGGTTCAGCCTTTGGTGGTGAGCAAATGCTTATAGGAGGCAATCCTTTTCCATCTGGACCTGAATTTGATGAGGGTGGTAAAGTAAGTAATCCTTATGATTTTTTACCTCCTATGTCAGGATTAGCATTAGCTGGTAAAGCAATGCAAGGTATGGGTGTGCAACCTTTTTTACCTATGGTATTAGATAAATATTATGGTTCTGATGATGACAAACCAAATACAGAAGAAGAAATGAAACGTCAGATGATAGGCACAGTACCAGTTGATATGGTTGCAGGTATGGATGCAATGCAAGTACCTACAGATATGTTAGCTGCTGGTGGTATGCCTTTACAGAATCCAAGTAAAGCTGATCTTGATAATGATGGAACGCTATCTTCATATGAAAGAACAAGAGGCAAAGCTATAGAAGGCAACATGAAAAACATGGGTGGTCTTATTAAGATGGCTAATGGTGGTATGCCTGCACAAGAAGAAATAGCACGTAGTTCAGAAGATTTAGAAAGAATGAAAATAGATCAAGCTATACAAGAACAATTAGCTAGAAGTATGTCAGCACCTATGATTGATCCAAGACTAGGAAGAATGGCTGATCCTATTAGTACACCTACACAAAGAACTTTAAATGATGTAATGACACCACAGCCTTATCAAGCACCATCATTAGCAGATATAAGAAATATGCAAACAGCATCACTAGATAGAATGTTTGTTCCAACAGACCCAGACAATAGAATAGATAGAGGGATGGCAACATTTAACAGACAATACAATCCTGTTGTTAGAGGAATAGAAGCAGCAGCACCTGTTCTTACTAAGGGTGCTTTAGAACTTTACGAAGCTATAGACGAATATAGAAAAAGAGATAACTAATGGCAAAAGGAGCAAAAGGTGGAGGAACTAATATCCCTGATTTTGGAGCGGATTATTTCCAATCGCAATATCCTATTGGTCCTGTAGGCGGAAGAACAGCAGGCAAAGCAAACACAGGACAGTTTGGTGGGTTCGGTAATATAAGAAGAATGCCACCACCAAGACCTTCATTGCAACAACAATACGCAGGACTTAATCAAGGTGTACAAGGATTCCAACCTTTAGGTATTAGAGGATATACACCGCCACCACCAAGGTTTCAGCCTTTTCCAATATATGGAGGCGGACGTGGAGGTAAATCTGGAGGCGGATTCGGAGGCGGAGGCGGATTCAATCCATTTGGATATAATTCTTTCCAAGGAAATCCTTTCTTAAATCAACCACAATTACCAACCATTCCTTTTGATCCACCACCTGTTTATGAAACATTACCAGCACCAAAGTTTCCTGAAATAGAATTTGATTCCTTTGATTATTTAGATACTTACAATAGAGACTTTCAAGATTTTGATCGTGAAAGTATTCCATTACCTCAATTTACAAAACAAGTAGTTGAAGGAGGAGCCGATAGATTTGTTCCACAAATACCAATAATACAAGAACCTATAGTTCCTCTTGCAATAGATCAAGGTTTACAAGACAGAGCAGCAGAAACACAACTGGCTTTAGAAACAGCAACAGGACCAAGAACAGAAGGAGAGTTTCAAGCAGCTAAAAATGCTGCAACCGCAGCTAATTTACAAAAAGCTTTTGCTGAAAGTGGAGGCAAAACATTTGAACAAGAACAAGTTGAAGCTGCAAATGCAGCTGCTCAAGCACAAAGTTTAGCTAATAGACCTTCATCTGTTACAAATACATTTTCTAATATTGGAATGAATCCACAACAAATGAATATTCCTAATATGAATATGAATGTAGGTAAAGCAGCTGGAGGTAGAGTACAAGGATTTGCTGAAGGTGGAATGCCTGAAGAAAACCAAACTGGTGAAAGATTAGAAGAAGAAACTATTATGGCACTTATGGGCAAACATCCTAATCCTAAACAAGTATTTAATAAATACCTTGAAGTATATGGTGAAGAAGGATTAATGGCACTAGCAGCAGAAGTAGAACAAATGATGTCATCACAAGGAAGGATGATTGATGGAGCAGGAGGGGGAGTTGATGACTTTGTACCAGCTATGATAGATGGGGTACAACCAGCAGCTTTATCTAAAGATGAATATGTAATACCAGCAGATGTAGTTGCCCACGCAGGTGATGGATCAAGTGAAGCTGGCGGTAAACAATTTGATCAATTAGTATCTAGGGTTAGACAATCTAAAACAGGTAATACAACTCAACCTGAACAAATAGAGTTTGAAGAAGAAATAGAAAGAGTTACTTAATGAAAGTTTATTTAGTACCACAAGAACATATTACACAGATATATCCTGATATAGAAAAGTATGTAGATAGAATGGTGCCAACTGCATATGGTAGATTTGAAAAAATAGATTTAGTAAATGACATACTATCAGGCAAGGCAACCCTTTGGGTAATAATGGATGAAGAAGATGACAATAAGTTATATGGAACTATATTTACAGAATGGTCTTATTATCCTAGAAAAAAAATGTTATCAATTTCTTTTGCAGCTGGTGATAAATTAGATTCTTGGATAGAAGAATCATTAAAAGTTCTTGAAAATTGGGCAGTTGATAATGATTGTGATGCAATGGAAATTACTGGCAGAAAAGGATGGGTTAAAAAATTAGAAGACTATGATTGGAAACAAGAATTTATAATAGTAAAAAAAGAAAATCTTAAAAAAAGAACTTTAGAAGTTGTCAAAACGGAGAAAAAAGAATGGGAAAAAGCAAAGGAGGACCTCCTCCAACTCAACAAGTAACGTCTAAGACATATCAAAGTAGACTGCCTGAGTATGCTGCACCTTTCTACAAAAATCTTGTAGGAAGAGCGCAAGCATTATCTTATGAGGATTACATTCCTTATGAGGCTCCTCGTGTTGCCGGATTCTCTCCTGAAAGCATTGGAGCGCAAGAAGGTATAAAAGCTTTAGCTAGTAGAGACTTGCCCGGAATAGCACAAGCTAGAAACATAGCTGGTGTAGCAGCTACTGCTGGACCTTTGATGGCTGGTTCACAATATGGTGGAACTAATGTTCAAAGTAGATTTGGAGGAATGCCTATAAGAAGTCAGTATCAAGCAGGTCCTATAAGAAGTACATATGCAGCAGCACCTATAAGATCAGGTGTGCAAGGTTTTGGACCTGAAGCATATATGAGAGCATCAAGAGGTTTTGATGATAGATCAGCACAAAGATATATGAATCCATATCTAAGCAATGTTCTTAATAGACAACAACAAAGAGCAACAGATAGATTTGGTGAACAAAGAGCGCAAAGAAATCAACAAGCAATACAAGCTGGTGCATTTGGTGGAAGTAGGCAAGGCGTGCAAGATGCAATAGCACAAAGAGAACTTAACGAATCATTACAAGATATAGAAGCAAAAGGATTGTCTAATGCGTTTACACAGGCTCAACAACAATTTGAAAGAGATAGAGCAGCTAGATTCCAAGGACTTACATCAGCAGATGCAGGTCAATTAGCACTAGCAAAACAAAGAACATCAGAACAAATGGCAACAGAAGATGCTAAAAGACAAGCAGCAGATCAAAATTTAAGAGCGCAAATAGCACAACAAAATGCATTACAAGCAGCTGGTGGACAATCATTAAAGGCACAGATAGCTACAATGCAGGGACTATCAGATGCAGATAAAAGAAGTTTAGAAGCACAGATAGCAACAGGTAGATTCTCACAGGCAGCAGGAGCGCAAGATTTACAAGCACAACTTGCTAATCAAAAAGCAATGGAAGCTGCATATGGTAGAGGATTAAAAGGATCACAACTATTAGCAGGTCTTGATAAATCAGAACAAACATTAGATTTACAAAGATTAAAAGCTTTATCAGATGTAGGTGGACAGAGACAAGCCTTAATGCAAAGAGCGTATGATCAACAGTATGAAGACTTCTTGGCACAAAGAGAATATCCATATCAACAGCTTGAAAGATTTAGTGCCATACTACAAGGCATGCCAACACGTGAAAGTTTTGCAGAAAGAAATTTTGGACAAGCAGCTAATCCTACGGCACAATTATTAAACACAGGACTAGGTGCATTTGGAGCATTTAGAGGAATGGGAGGAGGAGGCTAATGATAGATAATAATATTAACAATTTAATATCTATGGCTGAGAGACAATCAGATCAGCGTTTAGCACAAGAATTAAATCCACAAACAGAAACTGGATTGCTTGGTCCTGCATTTATATCTGCTTCTGAGTTAGCTTATAGACAAAAAATTAGAGAAGAATCACAAGCACAACCGAATCAAAGTCCTCCGATAGTTGAACAATTAGCACAACAAGCTATGCCACAGCCTATGCCTATGCAACAACCTATGCCTATGCAACAGCCTATGCCACCACAACAGATGCCACAACA